CTTCATCCTTTGCTTTTTGGGTGACGTGAGCATAGATGTCCATAGTGGTTTGAATATTCTCATGACCGAGTCTTTCCTGGACTTCCTTGATAGTAGCACCAGCTTCGAAGAGTAGAGAGCAGTGTGTATGCCTAAATCCATGAGGTGTGATTCGTTTGAAATCAGGGTACTTCCTCCAGATTCTGTTCAACATATTGTTGACATGGACAACACTCTTGGGTTCTCCATTATCATTTTTAAAAAGAAGTCCTTTTGTACTATACTTGTGCCAATCTTTTAAAACCTTGATTGTTTTTGAATCGAGGGTAATTGTTCGGGCACTCTTTTTTGTCTTTGGAGTTTGAAAGATAAGTTTATTATCTTCACCCTTGGCCAAGGTTTGATTGACAGTAATCTGCCCTTTTTTAAAATCGATATCAGACCATCTTAGAGCGCTAATTTCATTCTTTCGCATTCCGGTAAAAGCTAGTAATCTAAAATACGTCATCATTTCATTATCGTCGAAGCCTTTAACGATTTTAAAAAATTCCTTAAGTTCTTCTTTGTTGTAGAACTTTTCAAGTTCATTTGTATTATTTTTTTGTCGTTTTGGCTTAAGAGTCTTTCTCATAGGGTTACTATCAATCAATTCCATAGATATTGCATAATCAAATATCTGATTAGCAATGCTGATGATACCGAAAAAACGCTTATATTCTTCAGCCCATTTATTAACCTGAGTTTGGCACATGGCCAAACTTATTTTATTTATAGGTTTGTCTCCAAAATGAGGGATAATAAGTCTGTCTGCTTTGTCGATTTGGCTAACATAGGTTGATTCTTTTACAGTATTTCTATAATGCTCTTTCCAAGTTTCATATACCTGATTAAAAGTAGTAGTGGTATTTCTGCTTCTAAAGGTTTTCTTCTCATAATCAGATAAACACTTAGCTTCAGCCAGTCTAGCTTCTCGTTCGGTTTTAAAGCCACGTCTAAGAGTAACAATCTTCTTGCCAGTCAATGGATCAATTCCATGATAGGCTTTAAAATAGTAGGCGAAACCATCACCTTTTTTATATTTTTTGATCATTGATTTTCACCTCATTTCTTGTTAAAATGGGTATAGTAAAGAGGGCTTTTTAATGCCATTCTTTCTATACAGCACATCCTCACATTTTAGCTTGCAGGCGATTGTGGGGATTTTTTTCTTTTTATAGAAAACAAAAACACCTATCCTTTAAGACAGGTGCTATCAGTGAGTCCTTTTGGACACAAAATAATTCCTCAATGGCAAGATACCTTGCCAAGATTACACCATTATCTTAACACTATTCTGTTTGTTTGTCAACACGTCTCCAAGGACCAGATAACAATTTTCTTGCAAGAGCTTGGTCTATTTCGTCCATCGTCTCTTTGCTTAATTGAATTTTCCCAACAGGATCCAAATCGTTTATTGGTTTCGCAATTTTTAATTTACTGACTGAAGTAATAGAATCAATCTTTGCATAAGAAACCTTGTTGTAATTTCGATATAGCTTCTTCAAATGATTAATCTTATCTAAATCTGATTGGATCCATTGCTTTATTGTGACATTAGCAACCGGTATATGTTTGCCATCTGGATCGTGTCGATTATAATATTCATGCCAATCCTTATAATTAGGGTGATTCTCCCCCATATGGAAGTGACTAGGAGGTTTTGGTAATGAATAATGTAAACGTTCAAGGTCAAAAGTCATATTCAAGATTTCTTGCATCTTTTTCACTTGTTTTTCAGCATCATTCATAATTCCAGAAAAGATAGCTTTCCCAATCGAAATATTTTGTTTCCCGCTTTTTGAAGTAAGTGGAAGAATGGTCAGCTTTCCTTGTTTAGGATGATCGTCTTTGTCTAGCACTATTCCGAAGTGAGAGTTTGAGAACTCTGTACCTGTATTTATTCCAAAATGTATAAATACAATAGTTCCTCTTTTATATCTAATAAACTTTTTCTGTTTATTATTGTTTTCAGAACGAAAAATTTTGGCACGAAGAACTTCGTGTTGTGGTAAAGAGAGGAATTTTGGGTTGTGCGGATTCAGAGCCACGTTAAGTAGTATATCTCTAGAAGCCGTTAATTTTCGTTTATGTTCATTGTCATTCATGTAAATTGATCACTCCTATTCGTCAACCACCATCATTTAATTCACGATGGTTTTTATTTTTCTTCTCTATACACATCCACGACTTTACCGATGATCCTAAAATCACTGTTTGAATCAATCGGTATATCTTTGTATTTCTTATTGAAACTTCTCAGATAGGCCTTATCTTTCTCTATAATAAGCTGTTTGATATAGGCTTCTCCCTCGTAGTCAAATACTCCAACCGTACCACTTGGAAGCTCTACCGTCAATTTAACAAAGACATAATCCCCAGATTTATAATCGGGCTCCATCGAATCTCCGTCAATCGGACAAACAAAGTCAGCATCTACCTTCACAGGTAGTTGGATTGTCTCTATCTGTACTTCATTCAAATATTGTCCTGTACCAGCAGAAACAGGCTGATCGTAGTAGTTGTATGTAATATATTCGACGACCAAATCATGGACTTCAGCTAGTCTCTTCTTAGCTTGTTTTTGCTCTTCAAGTTGTCCTTCTGCGTAAGTTAGTACATTGCGCTGGTATGGTTCTGGGTCGAGTTCTTTAACTGTATTAACAATTTTGTCAACGATACGATTCTCAACAATATTTTGTGTTGCTGAACGATCTTCAACAAGATCTGATTTCATCACACCGAAGTAATTTGCAAGCATTTCTATTTTGTCAATCCGCGGATATGTTTTACCATTTATCCAGTCAGAAACTGTCATATACTTCAAGTTCAAATCAGCTACTAGGTCATTTCTAGTTTTGCCATATTTTTGAAGGTAGTATTTTATATTTCGAGACATAATCTCTTTATTTCCTAATGCCATAAAAATCGCTCCTTTTATTATATTCTACGGTTAAAACGTAAAAAAGTAAAGAAGAATGATAAAAAAATAAAAAAAACGTATTTTTTTATTAACATCACGGTTTAACCGCGATAAAATATAATCAAGGTTAAGGAATTAACCAAAAACAAAAGGAAGGAAGGACAGTATGCTAAGCCGAAAGCAAAAGAAAAAAGACCCTTGGTTGACACAACCAAGAGCCACAGTGATAGCGGCGATCATCGCACTGATAGCCGTGTTACTCCAACTCTTATTTAGATAAGAGTTACACACAGTTGTAGGAGGGGTGCAAGCCCCAACCCTACGACTTAAGTTTAGCATACTGTTCGGAGAAAAGCAATGGACGACAAAAGATGGGAAATCGGCGGTTTGGTCGCAGTAGGAGTGGTTATTGTAATTGTAATTTTAAATTTAATTAAGTAGGAGGTAGTTTCATGCTGAACGAACAAGAAAAAACAGCAGTTCGTGAACTGCTGAATAGCGTCAATGTTATCCGTAGTAAAACAGAAGAATTGGTTCAATTACAAACCGAACAGAAGATGCTTATTTACTATCTTCAGGGCGTGATAGATGCTTCAGATCAGGAGTAATGAAAGGTGTTGATTCTCGAGAACGTTCTAAAAATGTTCGGATACCTTTGCTATCAATTCCATTAATTTCTGATGAGATTGTAAAATTTTTATTAGTATTTTTCTTCAACAATTCTAGTATTTTATCTAATTTATTGTTAATCGTTTGGTTTGATGAATTTGCAAGAATATCGTCGATCTTATTATTCAAGTCATTTAATGTTGTTTGCTGTTGTTCTTTTTCGTCAGGCATGATAAAACCATCAAAACTTTCAATCATCTCATAAAGTTTATGTTTGGCTACGTCAATGTCCTCTACCTCTAGTGAATACATAATTGTTCTATTGCTAGAAACATCAAAAGGCAAACTTTCTCCGTGATGAATGATCGGGATCATAGGCAGATTAAGAGCCTCTCTAAATCCAAGCTCATAAAAAGCATTTGGATTGTGGCCAGTCATATCTGCAATTACAAGGCGATCGTGTTTAAGGTGATTAATAATACTGTCGTTGATATTTCCAGATGAACTTTCTTGATCGACTCGAACTACATTGTAACCGAGTTCTTTACAGACAGGTTGAATTAGGTTTCTCAATACTTTATTAGCGTGTTTATTGGTGGCATCTCCTGGTGAACCGATAGCAGTAACAACAAAACAAGTTTTATCAGACATAAATACTAACCCCAATCGTTTTTATTTTATTATACCAAATAACGATAGGTAATTAAATAATAAGGAGGTGAAAAAATGACACAGTTGACGCTGAAACAATGGATGGCAGTGCGAGACATGACCGTTCTTCAATTTGCAGATGAAATCGGTGTAAGTTATCCAACAGTCTCAAATTGGCGAGTTGGTCACACAAAGCCAAATGCAAAGTATATCCCAGTGATTGAGAAGACACTTGGGATTGATTATAAAGACATTATCTGGACATAGTGGTCTAATTTTTTAGAAAGGATATCTCATTAATGAGAAGTTATAAAAATGAATGATTTGATTTTATCAAACAATCTAAACCAAATTGAACTAGAGATCAATTATCACAAGCAGATTGCTGGTCAATCAATTTGGGAAATTGGCAGACGCCTTAATCATGTTAAAGAAAATGATTTAGCTCATGGTCAATTTATGAAATGGCTCAAGAAAATAGATCTCAGCCAGACAGTTGCTAATCAGTTTATGAAGGTGGAAAAAGAACTTCCAAATTCTGTGACGTCACAGAATTTAGGAATTAACGCCCTCTATCTTATTGCAACTCTTCCAGAAGAGGAAAAACAGGAGCAGATCCAGCGTATTGAGGACGGTGACACCCCAACTGTTCGAGAGCTGCAGGAAGTTAAGAAGAAACTCAAGTTGAGCCAACAAGCGAACGAGCTTCTAATGGGCGAGAACGAGGCTCTAAGGTCTTCTAAAGTAGAAGTGAGGGAAACAATCAAGGAAGTCACCCCAGACGATTACATAGCCACACGGGAGCTAAATAAGCGATTGTTAGTAAAGAACCAAGAACTATCCGACAGCATGAAGGCTATGGAAGAACGTTCTGAGTTTATCAATAACAAACTAAACGAGATGATGGCCCAGCGTGCAGAGGCTGATAAGAAATCTGCTCAGTACGATGAATTGACCAGAGCGATCGAAGAATCACAAGGGCAACTAAACAGCGTACAGAAGCAGATCTCAGCTTACAAGAATATCACAAGTCTATTGCAAAAAGGAAATGACTTTTTAGCAAGCATGGGCGGTCTGATCTACGCTGATGAAAAGAATGTCTTGAAAGCTGATGGAATCGTTCGAGATGAATTTGATAGCTTCATCAGTCGTGGGTTGAGATTTTTTAACGATCTGAACGACATTCGCAAAGAAAGCAACATTTTAGAAGGAGAATTTGAATGACAAATGAAATTGCAAACCTCAACAATGACTTAACTACAGAAGATGTGATGATCCACGCATTGCAGGAACTAAAAAAGCTGAAAGAAGGGCAATCCGTTCTATCAGCCGATGTAGATTATTTGAAGAATGAGCAACCAGTGAATCCGTCAATTTGTCTGGCGCTTGAAAAAATGCGAAAACAAAAGGTGGTCGAACTACTTGGTGGTAAAGATAGCCAAGCCTATAAGGATCGAAAATTTGCTCAGTCAGTATTTTCGCAGGCGGCCAAAGACTTCAAGGAATATTTCCGAATCCCACGATATGACTTGCTGAAACGCAAAGACGAAGAACAAGCATTTGACTACTGGGGAAGCTGGGAACCATCAGCCAACACCAAACTTGAAATCAAAAACCGCAACGGCCAAATGAGCTTGGTTGTTTGAAATGGCCAGAAAAAATAAAAAAGCACTTTTCGAAAAAGCGCTCACAAAAATTAACTAAATTAATTATAACACAGAATAGAGAGATAGACAATGATTGAAGAATTGATAAAAGAACAAATCAGAGAAATCTATCTTGAAGCGAAAGAGCAAGCCAAAAAAGAATTGCTACCAATCAGTCAAGCAGAACTGCAAGACATGTTTGGATTTAGCAACGAATACTTAAAACGCTTGAAACGCAAGGGCTTGAAATTTCGCAAGCAAGGAAAGTACATCATGTACGACTTAAACGATGTACATGAGATCTTGGAACTAGAGAAGGAGATACAACATGTATAACGAAATTTTAGGATGTATGACTATCGCAGGAACATTTTTCGCAGCAGGGTTCGCTGGTGCGGTTTGGGACTTTAAACGTGCGCAACGTAAAAAGGCTAGACTGGCCAAGCAGGAAGCGATCATGCAGCAGTACGAAGAAGATTTGCAAGAGAAATTTGAAGAGGGTTACCAAGCATTTCAAGCAGATTTAGCTTATGCACGGAAACACTCATATTCTGACAACGACTGGGGAATGCAGGAGGTGTAAATGGCAGTAAATAGACGATATTACTGGTTACAACTCAAAGAAGACTTCTTCAAATCTAAGGAAATGAAGCTGATGCGGAAATTGCCTGGAGGCGAGGAATTGACAATCATTTATCTGAAAATCATGCTGGCCAGCCTACCAGACGAAGGGAAAATCTATTTTGAGGGTTTAGCTGAAGATTTAGCTGAAGAACTAGCTTTACTGATTGACGAAGATACTGAAGCAGTCAGAATGACGCTCATGTTTTTAACAAAGAAAAATCTGCTTACCACAATTGATAATTATCAATTCACTTTAGAGCAAGTTCCAGAGATGATAGGCAGCGAAACAGCAAGCACCCGTAGGTCTCGCAAGTATCGTGAAGGGCAAAAAGCGTTGCAATGCAACACTGATGCAACAAAACGCAACGGAGATATAGAGATAGATATAGATATAGAGAAAGATATAGAGCTAGACCAAGAGCAAGAACAAAAAAATGCTGTTGGTGGTGAAAATTTAATTTTTAAAAAATTAAAGGAAGCCTTTGGAGAAATGAGTGTGAATGGCACTATGGTCGAAGAGGTCGAAAGACTGCTTAAACAGTACGGACAAGAACTTGTGGTTTTAGCTTTAAACGAAACAATCCTAAATGCTGGAAAGTCTCTTAGATATACTATGTCAATTCTCCAGCGCTGGGACGGACAAGGATTGAGAACGGCTGAACAGATTAGGGTAGCTAACGAAGAATACGAACGGAAGAAATTCAACAAAACTCAAGGCGATCCTTATGGAAATATTCCTTCTTGGTCCAATTTAAGACCAGAAAATCAGAAAGAGCCAGAACCTGAAATGTCTGATGAAGAATATGAAAGACGGTTAAAGGAGTTTTTAGCTAGTGAATAAGATTGATTTTAAGAAAGTTAAAACAGACGGAAACCTATTTCGTGAGTTTGAACGGTACATGAAAGGATATTTCAATACGCAAATCACAAAAGAACAGTTTTTAGATTTTGTAGATCTATGCGAGAAGAAAAAATTCTTTCTTAACCCCTTCCAGATGTGTGCATGGCTACTCACTAAACCTGTAGAGGTGATTGTGGACCGATGGTATCAGAAGAAGGATTAAAAATGTTTAGAGAAGATGATGACGATTATTTAGAATGTCGAGAACCAAGAGATCCAGACCTATGGCATTGGTACGGATCGGGTTATCGGTATTTAGGTGATGATGACGAAATTTGAAATGAAAAACAGGAGATAAAACAATGACAAATAACCAAGTAGCAACCAAGACAACGGGTGACTTTCTTACAAATCCGCAACTATTGAGCGCAAAGATTGTTAAACAATATCTTGATCCGTCTGGAAAAGCAAGCGACGAAGAACTAGCTTACTTTATTGCAACATGTAAAGAGCGCAATCTAAACCCGTTTACTAAAGAGGTTTACTTTATCAAGTATGGAACGAATCCAGCGCAAGTGGTTGTTTCAAAAGATGCCTTTATGAAGCGGGCGGAACAAAACCCGAATTTTGACGGATTTGAAGCTGGTATCGTGGTAGAAACACCAGAAGGCGAGATCAAACAAATCACAGGTACAATCCACAGCAAGCATGACGAACTTTTAGGAGGCTGGGCTAAAGTCTACCGCAAAGATCGAAGATATCCTGTCGAAGTAGACGCAGACTTTAAGGCTTACAACACAGGAAAATCTATGTGGGCCAAAATGCCAGAATTGATGATCCGTAAAGTAGCTCTTGTGTCTGCAATGCGTGAAGCATTTAGTGAAAATGTTGGAGGCTTGTACACAGCGGACGAAATGGAGCGAGCGCAACCTATTGATGTGACACCAAAAGAAAGCCGTGAAGAAGTCATGAAACGCAAACAAGCGCAGATTGAACAGATGAAACAGGAACAACCAAAGAAAGAGGTTGAACCAATCGTAAGCACGGAATACCCAGCGGAAGAAATGCCTTTTGTAGCAGAAGAACTGACAGAAGATATCGAGCTGCCGTTTACTTAAAAAAGGAGACACAAAAAAATGAAAGAAGCGGAAACAATTAACCAGCTTGATAATATCCAGATTAATTTCGAGCCTGCCAAGGTCGCATTTAGCGACTTTGGAGCGTTCGAGGCTGGGATTGAACAAGCAGTCGCAAAATATGGCACGTTCGATTTGGAAGTCAACACGATTGAAGAAGTCAAGCAAGCCCGCACAGACTTGAACAAATTGAGCAAGAGCCTTGAAGATCGCAGAAAAGAAATCAAGGGCAAAATAAACGAGCCTTACACTGAATTTGAAAAGGCTTATAAAGTACCTTACGGCAAGCTGGAAGATTTGATCGATATCTTGAAACAACAGATAGATGGCTATGAGGACGCTCAGAAGGAATTGCGACAAGATACGGTGCGTAACTGGTTTAAAGAAAAAGCCCTTGAGGGCAACCTTAACCCAGAAATTTTTGAACAATATCTGGGCGGCTTTACCAAGGCTGGGCAATTTAAAAAGGATAGCTTCCAACTTTTGAAAAAGACAGAAGCAGAACTAGAAGCAATCGTCATGGACGAGTTGCAGAAGCAAAACCAGAAAGATCAAGATATTTCAATCATAAGCAGCCAATGCGCCACTCACAACATCGGGCCAGCCACTTATATTCGAGCGTATGAAAGCGGCCAGACGCTTGCAGAAGTGCTTGACAACATCACTGCAGACATTGAGAGCGCCAAGCTATTTAAAGAGCGCCAAGAAGCACAGAAGCGAGCAGAGGCAGAACGCAAGGCAGAAATTGAGCGTATTGCCAAGGAACAAGCAGAAGCTAGCATTAAAGCCTATGATGCAGAAACTGGCGAGGTTATCGAAGACAAACCAAAACCACAGCCAACAAGCGACAAGTATGTTACTACTATCAAATTCTGGTTTGATTTAGAACAAGCAAAACAATTCAAAGAGTGGTTAGACGCTCATGATATCAAATTTGAAACCGTGGAAGGAATGAAGAAATGCTAAACAATGTATGCCTAGTTGGTCGTATGACTGACAATGCAGAACTACGCTACACCCCAAATAATCAAGCTGTAGCTACCTTTAGACTGGCAGTAAATCGCCCTTTTAAAAGCCAAAATGGCGAGCGTGAAGCAGACTTTATTAACTGCATGATCTGGCGACAACAAGCAGAAAAATTTGGCGAATTGGCTAAGAAAGGGGCTTTGATTGGTATCACTGGACGTATCCAGACACGAAGCTACGAGAACCAGCAAGGTCAGCGAGTTTATGTGACCGAAGTGGTCGCAGATAATTTCCAGCTATTGGAAAGTCGGAAGGATCGTGAAGCTGGACAGTCACAAGAATACAACCAACCAGATTTCTCACGGCAGGCTGAACCATTCAGTATTGATGATGATTCGCTACCATTCTAAAGCCTATGACTTGGATTGAAGAACACTTTGCAAAAGAGTACCCAGAAATCAAGTCTATACAAGATATCTGGGACAAGGACGATATGGGAGGATACCAGACACAGCGGTATTCAAAGGAGTTGAACAAAGTTATTGTAACCAATGACTTGGTCGCTATCAGTAACGATCTAAGATCAATCGGACTCACTGATGAAGATTTTAAACAGCAACTAACACTATTTTAAGGTGGTGAGAAATGATTAAATTAACAATACCTATCGAGCCAAAACCCCAAACCCGTCCAAAATTTGGGCGAGGTGGGGCATACGAAGATCCAAAGATGAAAGCGTGGCGCAGATCTGCAACATACCTCATTAAAAGCCTATATAAGGGCGAGAAGATGCAAGGCTATCTTAAAACAGAAGTCACGTTTTATCTGAAAGCACCTCAAGTCGTATCAAAGAAGCCTACACCAAAAGCTAAAGCTAAAACGTGGGAACGATACGAACGATTTTTAAATGAGAAAATCTATTGCGCCAAAAAGCCAGATCTTGACAATCTGGAAAAAGCAATATATGACAGCATTTCAGATGCCAATTGTATTTGGTGGGACGATAACCAAGTTGTAGAGCATACAACAAGAAAGGTGTACTCACCAAATCCACGAATTGAAATTAAAATTAAAAAAATTTAGGAGATAACAACAATGAACAAAAAATTAGTTTTAGCAACAGTAGCAACAATCGCAGCAGTCGGAACAGCACAAGGAGTATATGCAGATGAAGTACAAGGAACAACTGGAACAGGAAATGAAGCAAGCACAGTTACAGCTCCAATCACTGGAACAACTGGAGCAGAAAAAAATGAAACAACGGAAGACATTAAACAACCAACTGCTGAAAATACAATTGCAGAAACAGGAAGCGCAAGTGACAATCCAGACCAATCGGGAAATGCTACACAATTTACAAAAAATGGGACCGATATTCAAGTAACCAATCCAGAGGTCGTGGTGGACCAGTCAAATGGAACAGGGAAGTATCAACCCTTTAGCGTGGAATATAAAAACATTGAATTTCCAGACGATCTCACAATCAACGAAGGGGACAAAGTAACGTTCACGCTTCCAGAAGAAGTTAAGTTTCAAACAAACTTTGACTTTGATGTGTACAACCCAGAAAAACAAGTTGTAGGTAAAGCGACTACTGACACAGCAACCAACACAGTTACTACGGTATTCAATAACTACTTTAAAGATCATCCACTTAATAAGCAGATGTCACTTAAGATGGATGCGACTTGGACTGATAAGGTAGAATCTGGTAAACCAGTAACAGCTAATTTCAACGGTACATTAGTAACTGCTCAAATTGGAGCAGAGCAAGTTATCGGTAAAGATGAATTGATCTCTAAATGGGGTTCACAAGATAAGGATGACCCTACCACGATCAATTGGACTGTACGCTTGAATTATGCACGCAAAGTGTTGAACTATGTAACTATCATCGATGAGATGAGCGAGAATCAAAAGCTGGTAGATGATTATTTTGAAATCAAGAACATTGAAAGTGTAGATCCTTGGATTGATAAGGGTTCTGCTATGGATTTGGTTAAATCAATCAGCAAGTCTGAACATGGCTTCACAATCAAAATGGATCGTCTTGATCGTATGATCTTTTTAAACTATAAGACTAAACTAACAAGCGCGGTTAAAGATAGCGTAAACCCAACAAATAAAGTTGAACTTAAAGCCGAAGATTCGGGCGCCGTTTCTTATAGCTACGTTCAACTTGTGGGTGGCCGTGGGGACGCGTCCGGAGAAAACAAACCAGTTTGGGAAATTCCTAATGACGCTCCGAAATATGAGAAACCATCAATCGATTTGAATGATATCCCTCTTATGCCTCCCGCTCCAATCGTGGAAATCCCAGAGTGGCAAGGTGGGGTAACACCTCCAGATGCACCAAGTATTGACAAACCAGAATGGCAAGGTGGCACAGTACCGTTTGACGCTCCTATCTTGGATAAACCAGAAATTAATATTGAGGATATCCCGATGATGCCACCAGCTCCAGTATTGGACAAGCCAGAATTAATTATTGAAATTCCAGACAAACCAAAACCAAACACACCTACAGTTACGACAGATAAACTTACTACAATCAATTCTAAGCCGTCTAAAACGACCGTAGAGCCTCATAAAGAGCAAGTGAATGTTATTTATCAACCTACTGAAACAAACGCTCACACGCTCCCTAATACGGGTTCTGAGAATACCCTCGTTCTTTCATTCGCTGGTAGGTTTATCTTGGGCGGTATCGCACGAATCGCATTAAAACGTGAGGGTGAATAATGTCACTGATAGATCAATTCTATGAGGAATACGACAACCTCATGAGTGAATACGGTGGTGTTAGTAATTTCTTTACTATCCTTGGTGATAAACGTGTGAGTGGCTATATCAACCACTCACGAAGAGACGGTACGATGCCACCACCTACACAATTGATAAAATTCGAGGATTATATGGATAACCACTTCTTACTCGAATGTATTCAATTCTACGGTGACAACTACCCAGATAAAATGACGATTAAAATGGATTTAGCACTGGACGAATTTACATTTAAATATCGCAAGCGTGGTCGAAGAAAAGAGCGTAAGCTATCATCTCAACTGCATCTGGAACGTGCTTGGAAATTAGGCCTTTAATTTAGGCTGGCAGATCTTAACAGGTCTGTCAGTCATAACCTCACAAACTAAAATATTATACACTGATGCCGAAGCGAGTGGGGCGCTTCAAACTGAATCGTGATAAAACTACTGGTTTTATGCCTTAACACACGATTCAAAATTGTATATCAACCTATAAATAAAAAAGGAGAGTCCTTTCTTTAAGAATTTACATATAAGGAATCTGATATACGTTCCAAACGATCAACAAAATAATGATAATTCAGAGCAATGCCGTTGATCCATTGCGGGTTATGTCGGTTCGAGGGGTGGAATCCTCGGAAGGTTCGACTCCTTCCATGACCTTTAGGACGGGAGCATTCTTCCTCATGATCTCCTTATATTTTTTAATACGTTTTATTTCATTGCTATCGACCCGTCCCGATAGCTGGCCAGTTGTAGACTCCTTGGGTGGCGCAACTCCACCCGCTGGTCATTGCTCACTATAAATTTAGAAAGGCCCTCTTATCTAGTTTTTCTAAGAAGGGGAGCAGAGCAACTCCCCTATTTTAGTAAAGTAGATAGAGATTATTATGGATATTGAATTAATCAAGCGATCAATTCGACTGGATCGACAGCGACTACAAGATACAAGCAGTAACTTGCTTATACAAAAAAACATTGGTAAAACGGCAGTGGTCGGAAGATCACGGGCAATTAAGGAAAGGATAAACAAAAATATTATGGAATTAGAAAAAGAATTAGTAACGCTAACTAAAAAATGGTTTATCGACCGTGATCTAGAACACGGCGGGCGATTGGACAAACAATCTCTTAAATTGAGCGAGGAATTTGGCGAGTTATGCGCTGGGTATCTCAAGCAAAATGAAAAGCTGACTAAAGACAGTATTGGTGATTGTGCGGTAGTGATCGTAGGGCTGGCATTGCTGATTAAAGAAGATGTACACGGTATCTTTGAAGAATCTGACAGCATCAGACGCAATGATGTGATGGGATGTTTTAAATTACTGAATGCAAACATTTCTGAATTTCAGTTGTCACAAGAGTTGGCAAGTAAAGAATTGTGTCGTCATAATCTAGTGCGTGCGGTTGCTTATCTTAAATCTATTAGTAAGGCATTTAACTACGACTTTGCAGATTGTTTTGAGCTGGCATATAACGAGATCAAGGATCGTAAGGGTAAATGGATTGATGGAACGTTTGTAAAAGAGGAGGATTTGAAGAATGAATAAGCAGGAATTGATTGAGAAATACGAGTATTTGAACCATGACTGTTTCAGAAGGGTTGATGTGTCTGAAGTTCTAGGAGATCTAAAAAAACTAGACGAACCGCAACTGCTTAAACTAAAAGACGTTATCGCACGAATAAAAGGCTTTGATCTTGGGACTAAAGCAGTATGGATCGATGCAATTTTAAGTGAGCTTGGCAGTGATTATGGGACTTTAAAATATAAGGCCGGTTATGAGCAAGGCAAGTTTGAGGGCGAATGGGTCGGGCAGCAATTAAAAGACGCTGATAAGATTCGGCAAGAGTTGAATAAGCCAGTAGTCCCGCAGTTTGTGGCGGATTGGTATGAAGAGCATAAAGATGAATTTGATTATAGAGTTTGGGAATGCATTTACCATGATGGCGAAGGGGAACAGACAGAAATGTCTGAATGGATTTGTCGAAATGAAAACGCCATTATAACCCTCGTTAATATGCACCAATTCGGCTACACAGTCGAGAAAGAACCAAAGTACACAGTTAAGTTTAAAGCTACCAAACAATACCTTTCCAATGATGAACTAGGTAAACATTTCGATCCAAGTTTTAGATCTAATTTTACAAAATCTGATCTTGAAAAATTAGGTTTAGGTTGGGTGTTTGATTGCGAAGGTATGGAAGTTGAGAAGGTGGGAAAATGAATAAACAGGAGTTAATTGAGAAATACGAAAAGCTTGAAGGTGTATGTAAGGACCCAGGAGCAGAAATCGCTCGTCTAATTTTTTTAGAAGATTTACGGGAACTAGACGAACCGCAGAAAGTCACAGTGCCGCAGTTTGTGGCGGATTGGTACAAAGAGAATAAGGATGATTTTGAAACCAATCTTTTTCGTACAGTCGACTTAATTCCTTCTTGTTATGAAGAAGGTGAATTGAGCGATTTTGAAGAATGGTTAGTAGACGAACACACAAAGCCGTTCCAAACTCTAGTCAATATGCACCAATTTGGTTATAAAGTTAAGACAGAGAAAAGGTATTCTGTGAAGATCAAGGGTGTTGTAACAAACTCAAAGTCATTAAAACATAATACTAATTTAGATAAGTGGTATATGGGTAGATTTGATGAATTTGAGGATGTAAAAACTTACCATACAAAGGAAGAGCTTATATCTGGAGGTTTCAGTGGAGTATTCAATAATCCTATGTTTGAAGTAAAAGAGGTAGAGTAATGGATAAACAAAAACTTATAGAATGTATTAAACAGTTGTCTACATTTGGATCAAAAGAGTATATTGAACTATACAAAATACTAAACTTAGTAAATCAATTAGATGAACCACAGAAACCAGTTGTACCACAGTTTGTAGCGGATTTTATTGAATATGCAAAAAGATCAGATTGGGACTTAGAAGTTACTTTTCAAGATATAGCTGGTAATGATGAAAGTTCAGATATATACCAATGGTATTATTGTGATAGCAATAACATGGTCACTTTCGCCCGTGCTTGGTTGGATGGCTATGAGATAGCGAAAGAGAAGAAGTACTCAGTCAGGATTAAAAATATTCAAAGTGGTACATCATTTCTTAAGTATGATTTGACTATTAACAAATTTTATTTTGGTATATATCAGGATTCAGATGTAACAAGATTGTATTACACAAGAGAAGAACTTGAAAAGGCAGGGTTTAGTTGGGTATTCTCCTGTGAAGGTGTAGAAGTTGAGGAGGTTGAGGAATGATTATTAAAAATTATAAATACGATAATTCAGAAGATGGTATTCATTATATAGTCGATGTGGATGGTTATGAATTCGAAGTAAATCACACAAAAACAGAGTACGGTAGTGTGCAACATGACGACATAGAATATTTTTTAGATGAAGTCGCTGAATACGATATGCAAGAAGCGGAATTGATCGAAGAATTTGTAAGACTTCAAAGTTACTTGTTGATGTATGGAGTTGGATTCACTCTTAAAAATGCCGAGGAGGTAGGAGAATGATTCCAAAATTTAGAGCGTGGGATAAAGAAACAAAAACCATGAATGGCATGGCTGAGATTTACAGAAATCGAAACCAAGAAATCGAATTACGACCAAGAGATGAGAATATCATTCTCATGCAATCAACAGGTTTGCACGATAAGAATGGCAAGGAGGTCTTTGTCGGAGATATTATAAAATGTACCAGAGGATGTCCTCATGAAGTATACCTAGAAAAAGAATATGGTGGCAAATACATAGGAGGTATGCCCGCTGTATATCTAAAAGGTATAAGAGAGGGTTATGCTTGGACTGGGGCCGAAGAAATCATCGGCAACATCTACGAAAAACCCGAATTGCTGGAGGTAGTAGAATGACATTAGAACAGTTTCTAAAGTCACTCTCGGACCTTATGTGGTCCTGCTTCTGGGTGATAGTGATATTTTTAGGCAGTAAAAATAACAAAAAATAGGAGGTGACAGAATGACACGACCAAACAGATACCCATATACCAAGAGTCAGTGGGAAGAGACAACGACGGCGGTTTATTTGTATAACAACGGAGAATATGAACTGTTTAGAGGTCTTGAAAACAAATTCACAGGAGAAAGAGTAGAGGTGAAATAATGGAAGAAGTTATCATGGCATCCTTGCCAAATAAAGAATTAAATCGTTTGATTAAAATTGAAATTGCTGTTGAGAATTTAATTGAGAATGGAGTTCTTGACGAAGGTGTATTTAACCAGTACTTGAATGAAGCATAAGAGGAAAGAGGTAGGAATATGATAAAAAAATTATTGATCACAGTTTTTGTTTGTTTGTCTTTTATAACACTATCTGGGTGTGGAAATAAAGATATCCTTGGAACAACTTTTACTTTCAAATACGCAAAAGTCAGACTAGTTGACGGACGAATTGTCGAAGGTGAAGTAAAGCAATGGGCAAAATATAACGAACAAGATAGTATTCGTGTGACTTTCGAAAATGGCGAGGTATATTACACTCACTCAAGCAACGTAACACTGTATAACAAATAGATGGGAATTAACATGGACCTACAAAACTTTATCTATTTATTATTCGGCCTAGTCTGGCTCTCTGGTTTGATCTGGGCTAGTGTGATAGCTTTTAAAAATAGAAAGGGAAAATGATGAGTTTAGATAATGTACATATACCAATACGAGCAAACAGAACTCTATCTATTGCCCAAATAAATGGCAAGTTAGAGATCGCTGTACTCGGTAAGGATGATTTGTTTGTTACTGATTCGTATTTTATTAATCTATACGATGCAGTAAAACCTTTTAATGATATACACGATTTAAAAAATATCATAGATCAAATTTTAGATGTGGAAGGAATGTTATGACTAAACTATTTTACACAATCCTCGCATCAGTATCGCTGGTATTTCTGATCGTGTGTATCAATCTTAACTCACGGATCAATGAGTTAAATACTAAGGTCAGTGATTTCGAATGGACGGTACAAGAACACGAACTATCTATCCAGCGAATGGCAGAGAAGAATAATGCGCAGGATGTGATATTAAACAAGCTGAACAGCGAGTATCAGATGCGTGAGAGACAACGTGCGGAGGAATTAAAAGAGGTGGCTGATTTGAATGGAGTGGGTGGATGAACGTTAAAAAACGGCTGAATAACCTTAAATTTCTTGATGATACAATCAAATCAAAGAGACAGGAAATCTTTGCCCTTGAATCTCTCGTACAAAAAGCGCAAGTATACTCTGATGAACCAAAAGGAAGCAGACAAGATAACAAGACAGAAGAGCTGAATGTGAAAATCATTGACGAAAAAGAAAAGATCGAAAATGAGATTATGACTCTTTGGTCTGAAAGTCGAAAAACGATTAATGCGATCGATCAGCTTGAAGATCCACTTGAAAGAGCTGTATTGAGATACACTTATGTCAATGGATACAACTGGATCAAGACGACAGGACAACTAAATTGTTCACGCACAACTTACCAACGTGCTAAAAAGTCTGGTATCGAACATTTAGCATTGAAATTATGACACAAAGACGGACATTATGGTAATAACAATGTGCTATTATGGTAGTACGGACAAGGAGAGCAAGACATCTACTCCAAGCTGTTTGAGCGTTTTTTTCAAAGTTTTATCTCCAAAAAATAGTTTTGATGATTTTTCACGTTACTTGCTCCTTGTCTTTCTTATTGATACCAACGGATCGGATTTAAACCGATCTTTTTTATTTTTTTAATGAAAGGGGTGATGGAAAATCAATAAATTGTCACTAAAACAGCAACGTTTTGCAGATGAGTACATCATCTCCGGTAATGCTACTCAAGCAGCAGTTAAGGCTGGATATAGCGAAAAGACTGCTGGTAGGATAGCTGGTCAAAACTTGAAAAAACTTGAAATTAAAGCCTATCTGGACGAAAAGATGGCTGAATTGCAAGCCAAGAACATCATGAGCGCAGAAGAAGCTCTAAGCATCCTGTCTGACATTGCGAGAGGGAAGCGTGACGAGGAGGTCTTGATGATGGATCCTACAACTGGTGAAGTTCGCAGGCTTACGAAATAAGCTGATAACGCAACGGTTATCAAGGCAATCCAAGAATTATTGAAACGATACCCAACCGCTAAACAAGCAGAGAAACTGGAACTCGAAATAGAGAAGTTGAGGACGCAGATGGATCAAGGGATGGTTTCAGATTTGAATATCACAATCGTAGACGAGTGGGCTAAAGATGGAAGTTAAGATCCAGAAAAATATCAATCCTCATTTTAAAAGCGTGTGGACAACTAGCAAGCCTTACAATGTTTTAAAAGGCGGTCGTAACTCTTTCAAATCATCGGTTATAGCCTTGTTACTTGTTTATATGATGATACCTTTCTTAATCGCTGGCAAGAAAGCGAACGTGGTCGTTATCCGTAAAGTAGGTAACACTATTCGTGATAGTGTATTTCTTAAAATACAATGGGCTTTAAATAATTTTGGCTTGTCTGGACGATTTAAAGCTACAGTGTCGCCTTTCAAAATCCAAGACACGGTTACTGGTTCATGCTTCTACTTCTACGGTCAAGATGACTTTCAGAAACTGAAGTCAAATGACATTGGGAATATTATTGCCGTTTGGTATGAGGAAGCTGCAGAGTTTAGCAACAAAGAAGACTTTGACCAGTCAAACGTGACTTTCATGCGACAGAAGCATCCAGATATTGACTTTGTGAAGTTCTTTTGGTCGTACAACCCGCCACGAAATCCATATAGCTGGATCAATGAGTGGGCGGAAGAACTGAAGAATAACGAGAATTATCTTGTGCATTCGTCGTCTTATTTAGATGATAAACTAGGCTTTGTCACGGAGCAAATGCTGGAAGATATCGAACGCATTAAAGAGAATGACTACGACTACTACAGATACATCTACCTGGGAGAGCCGGTTGGACTTGGTACAAACGTATATAACATGGAGTTGTTTAGGCCAACTACAGAAGTACCAAGTGATGAACGCGTGATTGGTCAATTCTTTGCAGTCGATAGCGGACATCAACAATCTGCTACGACGTGCTTGCATTTAGTTATGACAAGTGCCGATAAGGTTTATCTAATCGATAACTACTATTACAGTCCAGCGGGTAAGACACACAAGAAAGCTCCAAGCACGTTATCTAAAGACTTGCATTATTTTGTGACCGAGCAAGCGAAGCAATTCCCAAATGCTCCTATCCTCAATATGACAATAGATAGTGCCGAGGGTGCGCTACGTAATCAGTATTTTGAAGATTACGGTGAACGCTGGCATCCGGTAGCTAAGAAAAAGAAAATCGTCATGACTGAGTTTGTGCAGTCGCTTCTAGCAGAGGGTCGCTTTTTTTATTTAAAAACGGTAAACAATCTGAAGTATTTTATTGAGGAGCATAAAAAATACCAGTGGGAAGAAAAGTCAATCATGAATGATGATCCTAAAGTTATTAAGGAAGATGACCATACGTGTGATGCTCTACAATATTTTGTAATTGATAACGCACGTTATCTAAATTTAAAGGTTTAATTTAAATGGGAATTATACAACGAATAGTAAATATATTTAAGAGAGGACAGTATGCGATGCAACAACAATCGCTAGGCAATATCACAGAACACCCACAAATTGCAGTGAGCCAAGAAGAATATACGCGCATCATGCGCAATCTACGCTATTATCAGTCCAAGTGGGATGATGTAGAGTTTATGAATACGAATGGTGATTTGGTTAAACGACCATTCAACCACTTACCAATTGGACGAACTGCAGCAAAGAAAATTGCGAGTCTTGTATATAACGAGCAGGCTACAATCACGGTAGACGAAACTGTAAGTGGTGCTAATGAGTATGTGCAAAGCGTGTTGCTGAATGACCGTTTTAACAAAAACTTTGAGCGTTATTTTGAGAGCTGTCTTGCTCTTGGTGGACTTGCTATGCGTCCTTATATAGATGGTGACAAGATCAAGATTGCATTCGTGCAAGCTCCTGTATTTTTGCCTATGCGATCAAATACGCAATATGTATCAAGTGCTGCTATTGTCACTAAAACAATCAAGTCAGAGGGACAAAAGAACGTATATTATACTTTGATTGAATTCCATGAGTGGAAAAACGAAGAGGAATATACAATCACGAACGAACTCTACAGGTCAGAAGTTAAGGATCGCGTGGGCGATCGTGTACCATTGTCTGAACTCTATGAGGAATTAGATGAAACGACAACAATTACAGGGTTGAGCCGTCCACTATTCACTTACTTGAAGACCGCTGGCATGAACAACAAAGACATTAACAGTCCTTTGGGTCTGTCTATCTTTGACAATGCCAAGAGTACAATCGACTTTATCAATACCACTTACGATGAGTTTAAGTGGGAGGTCAAAATGGGACAGCGCAGGGTAGCAGTCCCAGAGCAAACGGTACGTACTGAGTTTAACTCACGCAATGAGAAAGTCACAGTTACGCGCAAGTTTGATCCTAATCAAAATGTATACGAGAAATTTGATACAGGCGGGTTAGATGGCTCTATTAACATCACAGACCTAACGACTCCTATTCGCTCAGAAGACTATATTAAGGCTATCAACGAGGGATTATCGCTCTTTGAAATGCAGATAGGTGTATCTGCTGGTATGTTTAGCTTTGACGGCAAGTCAATGAAGACTGCGACAGAAATCGTAAGTGAAAACTCAGACACTTACCAAATGCGCAATAGCCTTGTATCTTTGGTTGAGCAGTCATTGAAAGAATTGGTTATTTCGATTTGCGAACTCGGATCGCTCTATGACTTATACAATGGACCTATTCCAGAGATGGAACAAATCAGTGTCAACCTGGACGATGGTGTCTTTACTGATCGTAACAGTGAGTTGGAATACTGGACAAAAGCTCTTGCGAGTGGGTTAGTTGATCGTAAGACAGCGATTCAACGGGCATTGAAATTAACAGAAGAAGAAGCAGACCAAATGGTACAACGTATCAATAAAGAAACAATGGCTACTGCTAACACAGAACGTGATACAACAGACATTGAAATCTACGGAGAATGATGAAGCATGAGCAAGAGGCTGCCGATACAATTTAATGACGAACAGTTAGAACTTGGATCGAGCCGTCTTGCTGATCTCTATCATAAGTTAACTGTCGAACTCTTTGAGCAGATGGTAGATAGACTGTTAGAACGTGGTACGACATCGCTCACAGACAATCCTTACATCTGGCAATTAGAGAAACTCAATCAGATGCACGCGCTCAATGAGCATAATCTTAAAGTGATATCTAAATATACGGATATCACAGAAGAAGAACTCCGGAATGTCATTGAGGGCGAAGGTTTAAAGATATACACGGACACTAAGAGCCAACTCTTGGAAGATCTGAATAAAGATCCTCACTTTGATACAAGCCACGTACAGAAACAGCTAGAGGCCTATATGGAGCAGGCTAGTAGTGACATTAATAACCTAATTAATACAACACTGCCAAATGTTGTTAACGAGGTTTATCGTAATATCGCAAAGGAGACGGTTGCTAAAGTTGCGACTGGTGTTGCCACACCAGACAAGGCGATCGCTGAAACTGTCATGAAATGGCAGGAAGTCGGTTTTAGAGGGTTTAAAGACCGAGGAGGGAAGAACTGGCGCATTGACAACTACGCACGTACAGTTGTTAAAACTACGACACGTAGGGTATACCGCCAGATGCGCACACAACCAGCGGACGAGCTGGGTATTGATACCTTTTACTACTCAAAGAAAGCAACTGCGAGAGAGGCTTGCGCTCCTCTGCAGCATCATATTGTAACGTATGGTGAAGCGAGGGAAGAGGGTGGCTATAGTGTTCTGTCGCTAGCAGATCATGGCTACGGTACGCCAGGCGGCTGCCTTGGTATTAACTGCGGGCACTATCTGACACCTTTTGTTATCGGTATTAACGATATACCAGACTTGGGCGATGATGTTAAGAACATCACACCAGAAGATGCAATCAGAAATGCTAACGCACAGGCTAAACAGAGGGCATTAGAGCGATCTATAAGAGATAGTAAGGAAAAATTACACATTGCCAATAAATTGGGTGACAAGGATCTTATAGATAAGTATAAGAGCAAGATACGCACTCAGCAAGGCGCTATGCGTGATTTCTTAAAAGATAAGCCGTTTCTTCATCGTGATTATGCTAGAGAAAAGCACCACAAAGGTCCATATACAGATGCTAAGAAAGAGGTTAATGTCAGAAAAGAACTTGAAAAGCTGGATAAACACAGAGCAGAGCAGAAAGAAATGCGAGAACGTTTCACAAACGCTGCAAAAGATGGTATAATCAAGGCAGAAATAAATGAGCAAAAACAAGCTAACCACATCAAAGGTACTAACGAATGGCATAGAAGACTTGAAACTGAATTAGCTAATGGCAATCGGGTCGAGCCAAGTTATTTGACAATATCAATGGATGAGGCTGCCGAGCTTATTAAACGTTACTCAGGAACAGGGAAATTCTTGTATAAAGAAGATCCTGACTACATTCCTAAAAAAGAGATCATAAAACATAGTCACAAGATAGGTATGTATATTGACCAACGCACAGGCGAGATGTTTGAAACTGATAGCTTCAGGATACACTATAGAAAGACAGGGGCGCACATTGTCCCGACGTATGGAGGTAAGTTATGAAATTATGGAATTTTTTAAGACAAAACGTGAAACTTGTGCTTAAAGATGGCTCAATCATTTCAGGCTTTGTCCAAGAATACTGCAACAAAGATGACAACGATGAGGAGATTGACTCAATCGGCTTGGATGTTGACGGTACCCTTTATGAGTATTTTGAGGATGAAATCCTTAGTATTTCAGTAGCATAGCGCTTTAGAGTAATCTAGGCGCTTTTATTATGCCTAAAAAATAGGAGGTGATCCGTCATCTTGACTAGCAGGAACAGACTGCTACTTAATTATTATGAAAAACCGTATGAAAGATCATGCGGTTTTTATTTTGCGCCCATTATCTGGATAAGAGGTTATTTCCTCCTTGTTTCTTACCTCTTGCGGGATCGTTCCCCGCTGGGCGCTTCCGACTTTATCCACAGTCGCTAAAGAATGGAAGATCACAATTTAGGAGGGGCAAGTAATGTCCGAAGATATCCAAACAACAGACCAGCCTGTTAATGCTGGAGAGGTGGCAACAGCCGAAGTTGCAAAAGAGGAAGCTAAGACATTTACACAAGAGGAAGTGAATGGATTGGTAGCCAAAGAAGCCAAGAAAGCACAGGAGAAAATCTTTAAAAGCCTGGGATTTGAAGATGTCAAGAGTGCTAAAGAAGGCTTCGAACAACTGAGAGAGTGGAAAGACTCACAGAAGACAGACGCAGAGAAACAATCTGAGGCAATCGCTGATAAAGAAAAACAACTTGAAGCGATGCGTTTGGAAAACCAACAACTGACTGCGAAGTATGCAGCTCTTACGCTTGGTGTACGTTCCGATGCTGTCGATGATGTCATCGCACTGTCTCAAAGCAAGGTGACTGAGGATGTGACGATTAATGATGCAATCGCAGAAGTCCTTGCAAAATATCCACAATTCGGGAATGTGCCCGAAGAACCAAAGGAAGAACCGAAGCCCAGCTTCTCAGTCGGTGGCACACCATCGGTTAAAGAAGAGGGTAAGGTTGATCCTTTTGAGGCTATTATTGCCTCGTATGGCAAGAAAAAATAAGAAAGGAACATAATCTATGCCAAATAACAACCTAGCTGCTGCTCGCTACGAGAAACAATATCGTGATATGCTCGCTACTGTATTCGGAGTGAATGCAGCCTTTATCAACGCTTTGTCTCCTATCCAAATTTTGGACGGTGTACAAGAAAACACTACTGCATTCTCAGTTAAAACTAACGGAACTCCTGTCGTTATGGGTGAATACTCAACAGATGCTAACGATGGTGGTTTTGGAACTGGTGCTGGTAAATCTCGCTTTGGTGAATTGAAAGAAATCAAATACACTAACACAGATGTACCTTACGACTACACGCTTGCAATTCATGAAGGTATTGACCGCTACACAGTCAACAACAACATTGAAGCTGCAGTCGCTGACCGTTTGAAATTGAATGCAGAAGCTCAAACTCGCGGAATGAACAAACGTATCGGTAAATTCTTATCGACTGCTGCAGGTAAAACAGAGGCACTCACAGATATGCAGGAAGCTACTGTACGTACTTTGGTCAACAAGATCAAAGCATACTACAGCAACAACGAAGTGATCGCTCCTGTTACATTGTACTTGCGTACTGAATTGTTTAACGCAATTGTAGACATGACCGCAAACACTTCTGCTAAAGGATCAAGCGTATCTATTGATGAAAATGGCCTTGCTAAATACAAAGGCTTTGCTCTTGTAGAAACACCGGAACAATACTTTGAATCTGGCGATGTCGCTTACTTTGTACCAGATGGAACAATCATCCCATTCGTAGGTATCTCTACTGCTCGTACAGTTGAAGCAGAAGACTTTGACGGTGTTAAATTGCAAGCCGCTGCTAAAGGTGGTACATATGCACTCGAAGATAACAAGAAAGCGATTGTTAAGGTAACTGGTACAGTCGTTTAAAAGGGGGTAGCTATTGGCACTTTTTAAAACAACAAAAAATGTTTTCTTCCAAGATCTTGATATTACAGTATTAGAAAGTGATGTCCTGGAGCTTGACGATGCGACAGCTAAAGACCTAATTAATAAATTGGCAGATGTATTCCCTGGCGAAACTGTACTGATTGAAGTTACAGAGGCTGGAGAACAGAAACCAAAACGCAGTCGTAAGAAGAAAGTGGAAACAGAAACTACAGAAACGGAAGAGGTTGAGGCATAATCCAACCTCTTTTATTTATTAGAAGAGGTGAGAATATGGAGTACTTAACCTATCCAGAATATCTTGAATTAGGTTTTGATGAAACCGACAAATTTGATGAATTGTATAAGCGAGCAGAAATGACTGTTAACTTGTACATTCGCAATTTCTACGCATATAAGGATTTTGACAGTGACTTTGGGCCACGCAAACAAGCGGTCAAGAATGCAGTCGCTAACCAGATAGCATATTTGGAACGTACTGGAATTATGAGCGCAGAAGAGAAACAATCACTAGCAAGCGTGACAGTTGGACGTACCACTGTAAGCTACCAAAATGGCTCACAGAGCGTTTCTAGTGGTAAGCGGTATAACTTATCACTCGATGCTGAAAACTGGCTCAATATGGCTGGATTTAACTATAGCGGGGTCTGCTATGATCGATAAGAGAATGTTAGTAGATACAGCTATTATTAAGAAGCGTGTTGGCATTGATGAGTGGGGCAAAGAAACCTTCGGTGGTGATCTATATATCAGCCCTTGCCGTTTTGACGAAAGCACCGCACACGTACAATCACAAAAGTCTGGGAAAAGTAAGAACCGAACAGACCAGTTCGCTGGAGTACTATACATCGATACAGACTACTGCAATTTTGAAATCGACAGATCATACATTGATGGGAAATTGATTGTAGACAATCAAGAATACATCATTGTCAAGATCATTCCAAACAGACACCCAATCAATAAGCGAATACTTACTTATGAAATCGAGGTGGTCTGATGGGGATTAGTATCACAGTCGATTTAGGACGGATTAATAAGAAATTTGGCCCGAACGCAAAGAAAGTCGCTGAGTACGCTATTGCTAACCAAGCAATGCTGGACATGGAAAGGTTCGTGCCTCTCCGTGATGGCAATCTCCGGGGTTCTGGACACGTATCTGGCAACCAGATCGTGTATAACACAGTCTATGCTAGAGCGCAGTTTTACGGATCCTCTTACAACAAACATCGTAGTTTTACTTTTAAGAAGTATACAACTGCTGGGACTGGTAAACGATGGGATTTGAAAGCAAAAGGATTGTATGGCGACAAATGGGCGGATAAAGGAAGGGAGGCATTAGGACTATGATTGCTAAAAATGATTTTTTAGAAAGACTTAATGCTTTCATTAACTCGATAGATCTCCCTATTAAATCCCGTATGGATTATTTAGATGAGGACGAGAGCCTTGTGGTCTATCCACTAGCTGGTGGAAAGATCAATAAGATCTATATGGACGAGGCTAGGGATGTATCTCTACCATTTGAAATCGCAGTCAAGACGAAAGATCACGAAAAAGCTAATACTTGCTTATGGGCAATTAATGAGGCTTTGTCTGATTTATTTGTAGACATTCCAAGCTCTAACGGATCGTATGCATTCGATAACCTAGAAGTAGCAATGCCGTTTTTAAACGAAAGAGACGAGCAAGGTTACTACATCTATTTACAAGATATTCAAGCAAATATTACGGTTTTCCAACCGCAAAAAGAAAGGAATTAATTAATATATGGCACGTTATAAAAACGCCCTCCGTGGGCATTTCATCGCTCCTGTAACTGATCCAAAAGTAGAACCAGAAAAATCTACTTACTTGGAGCTTGCAAAATGGATCGAAGACATCGCAGATGACACAGATGAGCAAACTACTTCGACTGCTTACTATGATGGTGACGGTACAGAAGAAACTACAGTTACTTCCGTAAAAGGTACATATACGTTCAAAGGGACTTATGACAAAGAAGATCCAGCTATGAAGTATGTCGCTGGCCTAAAATACAAACTCGGTAATGAACGTCTTGTATGGCATAAAGTCGTAGATGCTGACGGTAAGAACCAAGCAGTCGGAATTGCTACTGTATCTGATATTAAAGCTGGTTCGGGCGCTGCTGCAGAATACGAAGAATTTTCTTGCAAAATCTCGTATAACTCCCTTCCAAAAATTTCAGCAGTCGTCTAATCAAATTATTGGGCGCTATCTGTTTAGGTAGCGCTCTTTTTTGTGCATAAAGGAGGAAAAACATGTCTATTTCAATTGAACTAAAACGAAATTATATCCCTATCAACATCGGAGAAATCGAACTTCAGTTTGATACATCACTAGAGAATATCTCGCGCCTCGCAACGCTCCAAGAAGAGATCGCAGAACGTTTTAATAAGTATCAGTTAGAGCTTGTTGAACGCTCGAATAATGGAGAGTTCGACGATCTAAAAGAGGGAGTTATTAACAAAGAAGTTATTGACGAAGCCTTTAAGATGCAGAAGAAAATGACGGAGATCAAGTATGATGTCTTATTCGGGAACGGTACCTTTGCTAAACTCTATGAACGTTATCCAGACCTTGACGCTTTGGATCATGCATTTGATGAAGTGGATACCATGCTGGGGGCTGAACTTGACCGTCTAGGCAAAGAGCGAGCTAAAGCATCGGGTGCGGTTGCTGAATCATTTGTAAAAAAAGCAAAAGCGAAGAAAACAAAGAAAACCAGCAAAAAGTAAAAAGGGGGACTGCTCATGAAGTTAAATGAGCCAATACAGAACTCCTTTGAAGTAAACGGGCGCACCTATGATGTGGACTGTTCCTTTGACTTGGTGCTTGATGTCTTTGAGATGTTTGACAATGAAGTCATGAATAATCTCGAGAAGATGCGTACAGCGGTTTTAATGATGACGGACGAAGCCTTGGATAATCCAGAGGATATAGTGGCCGTGTGGGAATATATCGACGAGCATTTTTTGAGGACAAAAAAAGAGCGCGTGATTTATGACCGTCACGGAAACCCTATGCCAGTAGCCAAGGACGAAGAAGATGATATTCGTTTGATTGATTTTGAAGTAGACGCGCAGGAAATATACGCTAGTTTTGTGCAAGCGTACAATATCAACCTCTTTGAAGCACAAGGCCGGCTTACATGGCCCGAATTTATCGCGCTACTGAACGGTATGCCAGAGGGAACGGCTGTATCTCAATTAGTAGAGATACGGTCTTGGAAGCCCTCGAAAAACGATAGTAGCGAGTACAAGGCTAAAATGAGACGGTTACAAAATAAATATAGATTAGACGGAAAGGAGGGAGATGAATAATGGCAGATGGCAAAATAGTAATTGACGTCCAGGTTAACGGCAAGAAACTGTCAGAGTTATCAAGCGCCTTAAAGCGTTTAGAGTCCGAAGCCCGTAGATCGGGCCAAGGTGTCAAGAGCGCGGGCGATGGTATTCAGGCTACTGGTGACAAGGCTTTAAGAGCTGGACAAGGTTTTAAACGTGCCGGAGACCGTATGGCCGAGGGTGCGAAACTATCCGAAACCTCTAGCAATGGCTTTCGTCGTGCTGGTGAGAAAATCAAAGAAAGTTCAGAAGTCGCTTCAAACTCTGGGAATGGTTTTAAAAGGGCTGGCGAAAAGATCAAGGAAAGCTCCGAACTAGCTGGACGCTCTGGCTCTGGTTTTAAACAAGCCGGGGAGAAAGTCAAAGAAAGTTCTGATCTCGCCCAAAGGTCTGGCGATGGCTTCAAGCAAGCGGCAGAAAAAGTAAAAGCGTCTGGCAACGAAGCCAAAACAGGCGGAGAAGGCTTTAAGTCAGCAAGTTTTAAAATCAAAGAAGCCGGCGCGCTCTCTAAGTCTGGCGGTGATGCTTTTAAACAGGCAGCCGAGAAAGTAAGGGAAGCTGGCACAATCAGTAAAACCGGTGGGAATGGCTTTAAGGTAAGCGCTGATCTAGCCCATAGAGCTGGACAAGTCGCATCTCAAAGTGGGGGCGGTTTTGTCAAGCTAAAAGACATCATCAAAACCACAGGCGACCAGGCTGAAAAGAGCGCGTCAAAATTTGACAAGATCAAGGACGCAATTAAGAACTTCTCAGTCGGTGCTGTAGCATTTAAAGCTGTCAGCTCTGCAATGAATCTTGTAAGCCAGTCAATGGACAAGGCTATTGACCGCTTCGATACTTTGCAACGCTTCCCGAAAGTGATGAAATCACTTGGGCACTCATCGAAAGATGTAGCAGCATCTACCAAGCTACTTTCTGAGGGCATCGAGGGCTTGCCAACAACACTTGATACAGTTGTAAGTACGACCCAGAAGTTAACCTCAATGACTGGTAATCTGAAACAGTCTACGAAGTTGACAATCGCCCTAAATAATGCCTTTCTTGCATCGGGAGCATCTACGGAAGATGCAGCGCGTGGTTTGCAACAGTACAGCCAGATGTTATCTGCTGGTAAGGTTGATATGCAAAGCTGGAAAACTTTGCAAGAAACCATGCCTTACGCATTGCAGAAGACCGCTGAAAGTTTTGGTTTTGCTGGTGCGTCAGCCCAGAAAGACTTCTACTCAGCCTTACAAGACGGTAAGATCACGTTTGACGATTTTAGTAAGCGTCTGATTGAACTTAATAAAGGCACGAACGGCTTTGCCCAGATGGCAAAGAAAAACTCTGAGGGTATCAAGACTTCATTCGGCAATATCGTGAACGCGGTAGCAAAAGGGATCGCAAATGTCATTGCTGAGTTCGACAAAATGAGCAAGGCAGTTACTGGTAAGAGCATCGCCCAGAACCTTGACAGCATTAAAGGAGCCGTAAACAGCACTTTTAATGTAATCATTAGTGTTATTCGCGGTGCTACACCAGTTGTTAAGTCACTAGTAAGTGTATTAGGTTTCCTCAAACCTGTTTTAGACCCACTTATCGCTGTATTCACTGGTGTCGTAGGCGCTGTTTTGCTCTTTAAGGGGGCAATGCTAGGCCTTGCGATTATCAAGGGAATCGGTAGCCTAATTGGTACGCTTATAACGTCATTGACCTCGCTAGCTAGTACCTCGCTTATAGCAACGGGTGCTACTACTGGACTTGCTGGGGCTTTGGCTTCTCTATCGTCTGGTGGAGTATTCCTGGTTGTCGGTGCTATCGCTGGCCTGGTGTCATGGTTGACACGGGAGAGCGAGGAAGTAAAGAAAGCAAAAGCCGAGAATGAAGAATTCAAACGCTCAATCGACGATCTACACGATAGTGTAAGCAAAGGCAATGAAGCCTACAAAGATCGTAGAAACGAAATCAAAGCTACAGCCGAGGATAATGAACGGTTAGTTAGAAAAATCGACGAACTGAACGCAGTCGAAAACAAAACTGCAGCTCAAAAGAAAGAGCTTGCTTCGGCTGCTGAAATCCTCAACTCACGTATTGATGGCTTAAATCTTGTTTACGATAAAGCAACGGGTACAATCAACATGACCACGGAAGCTATTCGCAAACAAATTGAAATCTCCAAGCAGTCTGCGGAAGCAGAAGCGGCACAACAACGAATGGTTGAGATTGCCAAGAAACGGCTTGAAATCGAAGACAAAGAAGCAGAGGTTAAAAAGAAACACGCACAAGCCATTGAAGAAGTGGATTCAAAAGAAACACACTTGGGTTTGACATGGGCCGAAAATAGTCTAAAAGCGGGTATGCGCAAGAAGATTGATGAGGAAGCTGCAGAAGCATCTAAGAAACTTCAAGACGCTAAAGCCCAGTTAGGCGAACAAGAAGAACGTTTGACCGGCATCATTCAAAACGCGATGGAGGCCCAAGCGAAAGCGGTTGAAGATTCCGCAGGTCGTCAAAAATTAACATTGGAAACAATGGACGAAACCCAGAAGAAGCTAGTCGATGATATGAAGGCTCAGTACGAAACTCTTCGCGGTGAAGTCCAAAATGCCTTTCAAGCTATCGAGCAACAAACGGCCCTATCTGCAGATCAGATGACTGCTAACTTGCAGAAGAACATCGACGCGGTTGATAAGTGGTCGCAGAACCTTGAAATTCTAGCCAAGCGTGGATTAGACCAAGGGCTTATTGAACAAATGCGACAGGCCGGACCTAAAATGGCAGACCAAACGCAGGCCCTTGTTGATGCATCTGATGAGCAACTAGGACGACTTAATACTAAATGGACTGAAGCTGGTGATAAAGCCAAAGAAGGCTTCTTGCGTGGTATCAAGGCGACTGGTGTCGAACTTGCTCCAGAAGTACAAGCGATGGTTACAGCTATTGGTAACGAGTTTAGGGACGCACTAGCAGAGGCTGGTTTTGATGTAAAAGCCCGCGAAATACCTAAAAAAGTCGGTGAGGGTATCGAAGCTAATAAAGGCGCTGCCGCCCAAGCTGTAAACGGCATGACCGAAAGTGCCAAACAAGCCTTTAACAACTTGCCAACAGAAGCTAAGTATAGCGGTTCGCAAGTCAGCGGTGGATATGCTCAAGGTATCACAGAGAACCAAGGAACAGCCCAGGCAGCAGTAGACGGATTGAAAAATGCGTCTCTAGGTGTTTTGGCCAATTTATTCGGCGAGGGGCAAGTAAAAGGTGCTGAACTTGGCGCGGGTGTCGGAGCTGGGGTTGCTAGTGGTGCTGGCATGGTACAGGAAGCTGCCAACGTTTTAAAAAATGGCGCAGTTGGTACAATGGCCGGCATGGCTACAGAGGGACAAGCTAAAGGGTCTGAATTTGGCGGTGGTATCGCAAGCGGTATCGGTATTGGTCAGCAGATTGCTGTAGGTGCAGCAGTAGCATTAAACCTTGCGGTTTCTGCTCAATTCTTGACCATGTCGATGAACGGCCAGCAGTACGGATCACAATTTGGATCTGGTATTGGCTCTGGTATCACATCATCACAAGGTATTGCGACTGGTGCATCAAACGTACTGAAACAGATGATTAATACATCCGTTAGCTCACTGGGTTCAGACGGACAACGTGCCGGGTCACAATTCGGATCTGGTGTAACTAGCGGTGTAGCAAGCCACACCGGAGCAGTATTTAACGCGTCAAGCAATCTTAAAACCTCAGCACATAACGGTATGTCCGGTGGATACAACGGCGGATATATTGCCGGTATGGCTATCGGCGAAGGTATGATGAGCGGTATCTACGCAATGGCCGGATCGGTTGCAGCAGCAGCAGCCAGCATCGCAGGTAGCGCGGTAGCTGCAGCCCGTGCCACTTTGGCTATCAACTCGCCGTCCAAGGTATTCAGAGACCAGGTAGGTCGTGCGATTCCAGAAGGTATGGCAGTAGGTATCGAGAAGTACGGCTACTATGTCGATGATTCCATGACTGATTTGGCAAATAAAACCGTAGAGTCTGGCAAGAAATATACTGACGGCTTTGGCTTCAACTTACCAGGTCGCGGTGATCTTGTAAGTGGCCTAACCGACACGCTAGCTTCACGGTTTGGCTATTCTAGCGGTGGAATTTCAAACTCCAACGTCACAAACAACTATACACTTAACGCAAGCGGTACAGCTAACGATAATTTCTTCAGTCCTGAGAATATGCGCCGGTTATTGCGTGAGCTAGCTTATTATACAAATTTGGAAGGAGGTAAAATGGCATAGATGGGAACATTTACTTTCAACGGTGTATCAAGCACCACTCACGGCTTGCGAGTAACTAGCGATTACGTTATTAACTCAACCGGGAACGATGTAGAAACAGTAGCGGTTCCTGGTCGTGATGGTGATCTATTGATCTCGAAGAACCGTCTTAAATCAGTGACACTAGAACTGCCTTGTACCGTCCTTTCAAACCGTAAACTCACGGACGCAGGGAGTGAAATCAGTAACTGGTTGAACGTTGACGGATACAAAGATTTGACGTTATCCTGGGACCAAGATTTCATCTATCGTTCAGCGTTTATTGAGACATTCGAGATTGCCGGACTTATGCAACAATTTGGGAAAATCAAGCTGAACTTCTTGACCTATCCAGTAAAGTTTTATAAACAAGGCCGTGCTACTCAAACCTTACAGAATGGTGCGACAGTCAACGGCATTGGTAACGTCAACGCAAAGCCTATCATTACGCTAGTTGGATCGGGTGACTGTACTCTCACTATCAATGGTCGTAAGACTAAACTACGAGGCGTACAAGGTAAAATCACTCTCGATATGCAAGCCAACCAAGTGTTTAAGGATAATCTGCCAGCGTGGGATAAGGTTGTGCGATCTCCTCAATTCCAGATGCCTTATTTAGATGCAGGACGTAACTTAATAAGCTGGGACGGGAATTTTGGTGTGTACATGATCCCGAATTGGGGGGTTAAGCTATGAGGCCTATACTATTTAATAAAAATGAGCAGTCATTTGATACATACGGCCTTGGTGAGCTTAACGTAACCAAGGGGACAGTTACACGGGAGCGTAACGGGAATTATACGCTATATTCTGAAATTCCCGCAAACGATCCAGCAACAGCAATCCTTGAAAAAGAAATGAAGCTAAAGGCTGATGCTGGACTAAGAACTAAGAATCAGACTTTTGAAATCTCACGAATCGTAAAAGATAGCAGTAACATTGTTAAAATCTATGGGCAACATATCAGCCACAAGCTGGAATATATGGCATTGGTTAATGGCAGGGCCTTTTCTGGTTCTGCTTTTACTGCTCTCGCTACTTGGCACAATGCGACTATCGGTGACTTGCGTTTTGATGTATGGTCGGATATCCAAACCACTGGAAAAGGTGTGTTTGACATTTCTAAAATGGGAAACGCACGTCAAGCTCTTGGTGGAGTTGAGGGATCAATTCTTGACATTTATGGTGGTGAATACGAGTTTGACAATATGACCGTTCGACTGCACAAACAGTTAGGTCGTACTGCACCAACTGTATTAGAGTATGGTCGTAATATCTTATCTGCTGAATCAGATGAAACGATTGAAAGCTCATATACTAGCGTGTTACCATTCGCAACGTACACACCAGATAAGCCAGAGGGCGACACTAGCGATAGCCAACCAGATCCAGTTACCGTAACGCTCCCAGAAAACTACGTAGATAGTAAATACAAAGCTCTCTACGCTCATCGCAGAATTAAAGTCGTAGACTTTTCAAGCGAGTTTAAAAGCGATAGCAAAAGCAAGGATATCCCAACGGCTGATAAGTTGCGTAAAATCGCTACTGATTATATGGAACGCAATGCGATCGGGAAGCCTAAGTTCAATGTTAAGATCGAGTACGTTGATTTAGCTAAAACTCTTGATTATGCAGATAATAGCTGGATTGAAGAGGTGGAATTATGCGACATCGTGCCTATCTACTACCCACAGATCGGTTTGACCGACGAAACTGAGAAAGTAACCACGATCACTTACGACTTTGTCAATGAGCGAAACGAGAGTGTAGAGTTTGGTGATATTGGTACAAATGTCCGTGCGACAATGCAGAGCGGACTCGCTGGCAAGGTTGATGATATCGCTAAAGCCCAGCAAGATTTTGAGAATAGTTTGCCAGATTATCTCTTGAATGCTCAAGGGAATAAGGTTTGGTATAACCACCCAGACGACAAAGAACACAAGATCGGTGACATCTGGTTTGAGAAGAACGGCTTATACGACCGTATGTACGTCTGGAATGGGTCAATGTGGGAGAAACGTATTGATACCGAAGATGTCGATAGGGTTAAAAAAGAGGTTGATAAGCAACTAGAAGAGGCTAAGAAGTCAACCGCTATCGAGATTGAAAAGGCAAATGCAAAGGCACAAGAGGCCTTGGTTAAAGCTGGCACGATACCAGACGCAAGTAAGTTATCTGAACAGATTAAAACGTTTATTTTAAACAGTCCCGATCTGTCGCGTAAGGTAACAGAGACGTTTAACAATGCGGATAATGGTGACACGATCTATAGTAAGATTGTGTCCAAAGTGTCCCAACAGTTTGCAACAAAAGGCGAATTTGAAGGCATTGACCGTGTGCAAAATGACATGGGGCGAGAGCTGATTGGATTGAACAAAAAAATCCAAACTCAAACCCTCGAATTTAACAAACTCACAGAGTCGAACAAACTCTACGAACGTATCATCGGTAAGTCTGAAACGGACGCCCCGGACAAGCTATCACGGCTTGTCATGTCGAGTGAGATATTCCAGACAGAGGTCGGTAAGTATGTAACAGATGATAACAACTTGATAGTAAATTCAATGTCTATGTCAACAAATACGCTTGTTGGAAATAACAATCCAAATGCAAGTGTATCGGTCGCAGATGGCATTTTTACGATCAAGGCACAAGGTCTTACTGGTTATAACTGGACAGGGTTCACACTCCCGATTTACGTCAAAAAAATCTATCGCGGTGAAACATATACGCTAGGATTTAAATACCGTATCAAGGAATATCCAGATAGCACGTTTGCGTTTAATATCAAAAACCACGGGCTAAATAACACCTTGTTATCTTCTGATATCGGTAAGGAACGACCACCACTTAATGAATGGCAAGAGTTTCAAAAGACTTTTAATGTACAGGAAGATTTCGCTTTTGGCGAGGACGCAAACTATCCATTTTATATCTTCCTAGCCAAGAATGGTTGGATCGAATTTAAGGAACCTATTTTGGTTCGAGGTTCGAATACTGGACCATACAAGCCGAGCCAATTTGACGACGCTTTCGCTGAAACAAAAGCCGTACGGACACAAATGAGCCTGCTTGCTGGATCGTGGGCAGTACGAAACCTAAACAGCAATGGTGATGTACTTAACTCTATCAATGTACTGGCAGACGGCACGAACCGAATTGATGGACGGTTAACACATATCACGGGTCAGACTAAGATTGATAATGCAGTCATTAAAGATGGTATGATCGCTAACCTCAACGCTGACAAGATCACGGGTGGCACGATTGACGCAAGCCAAATCAATGTGATTAACGTGAACGCAAGCAATGTACTAGCTGGTACACTAACTGGTATGACCGTTCGAGGTGGTCGGATCGAAGGTCTAAATGGCAAGATGTATATTGACTTACAAAATAGTCAATATAACGTTTTAAACAACGAAGCCACAATCAGACGGATCGACGATACCAATTCCTCGCAATTTATTAAATTAACAAAGAGTGGATTTATCGCAGAACGATTCAGAGATAGCAATGCTGCACTCATGGTTTTAGGCACGAATCACAACAAAGACCCTAAAGAGGTAGAACGGCATGATAATGAAACGTTCGCAGGTATTCGGCTTTGGTCTGGTAAAGGAAACGGCACGGAAGAAAGTCTTACTGAATTCGTGGGTGACCGTGTACTGATCTACAATAACGGTCGATACCGCAGTCCTTGGAACTTCCACGGAAATACGAATGACGGAAATGCCTATCTGATACCGATGAACCAAAATAATGTTAAGCATTATATTGGCCGTGGTGACTTTTTCTTAGAGGGTATTTACTCACGGAAATTTTACATGAGCGGTGGTATTGATATTGGTGATTATATCTGGGACTTGCTCACTTGCTTTGGTGAAATGGCAAAAAACAATATGCTTGGAGGGGCTAAAACCCACATCACGGGAGTACTACGGAAACGAGGTTATAGAATTTAATGAACACAACAGACAAAATTATCAACGATGTCGCAGTCCAACTTGCGAATAAAGTTATAGAGTGTGCGAATTACAAGGCACTCTACGAAGAAGCACAAGAACAACTAGCACGAATCAACAACGTACTAGAAGCAGATGAAGCATTGAAAGAGTTATTCGATGAAGTAGCTCAGAAAGGATAATATATGACATTTAAAGTAGTAAACAAATACTTACAAGAAACTAACAAAACATTCGTAGCAATTCGACAAGATGCACCATACACAGCATTTGACCGTGTTTTAATCGGTGAGCGTACAAGCGAGTCAGACGATGCACTTATCGAGGCTGTATTAGGTCAAATCGCAACCGAATTTAACCCAGCGGACGGTGTGAAGAAACTACAAGAAGATTTACACGTACAAGCAGAAAGCTACGAGCAAAAACTTGCTGAGAAAGATACCAAAATCGCAGAAGTAAAAGCGGTGGCAGATTGGGCAGTATTGGCCCGTGTGACCGATGTTGATAATCCACTAGACCCTACAATCTACAAGCGTGGGCTTGAATTGGTTGACTTAGGACAAAGTGGCAAGTCTTACAAGTCGCAAGAAATCTTTACGATTGAAGATGCTACCCATAATGCTCTTTATGGTGAGGGCAACCGTGTTATGGTACAAGTCAACAGTGATTTTACCTATAATGGTGAAACCCTTGACCAACTCGCAAGCCTTGAGCAAAACGGCAAGCTGGCAGTTTGGAAGTGGACGAAGCCTAAAGAAAATACAGACTTGGAAACTCAACCACTAACTTAGAATCGAGGTGATTGAGTGACATTCTCTGATCTAATCGCACACTTCGCACCTACTATTGGGGTTGTAGCGACAGGCTGGTTTGGTTTGAAAGCTAGTAAATCAGCTAACTTAAATAAGGAACAGTTTAACGAGTTGAAAGATGAACTAGGCACAATTCAAAAATCAGTCGAAACTGTCCAAGCGGTGGGCGAGGATAACAATAAGAAAATCGACGAAGTGAATGATAAGTTAGCGGTACATGATGAAGCGCATCTAGTCACAATGTATTTGAGGCTAGAGCGTGACATCTCTACAGCGATCAAGCGTGGTTTTACTACCGTGCATGAATCAGATATCATTCACAAAATGCACAAGAGTTATAAGAAATTGGGCGGCAATGGATACATTGATGCCCTATACAAGAAATACAATAATTTAGATGTGAGGAATTAACATGAATAAAATTAACTGGTCTGTACGTTTACGTAATAAGAATTTCTGGCTTGCAATCGTTCCAGCACTTGCATTGCTATTTCAAGCGTTTGCCGATATCTTTGGCATCAAGCTAGAGTTTGGACAAACCATTGATAAAATCTTGGTATTCGTCAATGTGTTGTTTGCATTCTTCGTGCTTGTCGGAGTGGTCAATGATCCAACTACTGCTGGATTGAGCGATAGCAAACGTGCGTTAGGTTATGAAGAACCTAGCGAAGATTAATATATTTTTACTGGCTACTATCTATTTTTGGATAGTAGCCTTTGATTTTAGAAAGGAGCAGTAATGGCTACTTTAAATGATATTTTAGGATATGCAGAAAGCCTAGCAAACCAAGGGGTGGGAGCTGATGCGGATGGAGCGTATGGTACGCAGTGCGTGGACTTACCTAACTCTATTTCTATTAATTTCTTTGGCCGTGCGCTTTGGGGAAATGCGATTGATCTACTCAATTCTGCCCGTGATTTAGGTTATGAGGTGGAATATAACCAAGAGGGCAATCTGGACAGCAAGCCACGGGCTGGTGCTGTATTCGTCATGGATACGACATACATCTACGGCCACAGCTACGGTCACACAGGTCTAGTCATCGAAGATAGTGACGGTTATACCATGCGGACGATCGAGCAAAACATTGATGGCAATGCAGATAGCTTATACGTAGGTGGCCCAGCACGATATAACACCCGTGATTTTAACGGAGTGGTAGGCTGGTTTTACTTCCCAGTAGACGGTCAACCAGCGCAAGTAGCATCTATCGAGCCATCAGAGCCTCTCACAGTCGATTCTAGCGAGTTTAATCCAGAGACTGGTACATTTACCGTGGAAGTATCTGCGCTCAATGTACGGGCTTCTGCGGGGCTTTTAGGCGAGATTGTAGCAGTCTATACCGCTGGTCAAACTATTAATTATGACGGCTGGTTAGATAATGATGGTTATATCTGGATCACGTACATCGCTGGCTCTGGTAATCGCAGATATGTGGCAGTAGGTCAATCTCAAAATGGTAAACGCATCACAGACTTTGGCTCATTCGCCTAGATTGTGAGGTGGAACATTGAGATTAAACTCTACCAATTTAAAACAAGTTGGCGGTGGTAAGATCGTCAAACAAGGCGATAGCGCATCGCTGTTTGAGTATAGACTGCTTGATGAAGATCACAGACCAGTGGACGAATTAAATGGCACAGAAGCTAAAGTGACGCTATACAACGCAAGTGGTAAGGTTAGTATAGATATATCAGTTATTAACTCTGGTATTACGTTTAAACTCGCTAAACCACTGCCTATTGGTCTCTATACCGTGGAAGTCGTAGCGGGTGGGTACGTATTCCCTAGTGACCGTAGAACTACGCTAGAGATCACACAGTCAGCAGACGAATACACGAGCAGTGAGCTATTGGAACTGGTCAAGAATGATGTCAAGACCGAAATCGACAAGTACATCGCAGAACATCCAAATGGCCCACAAACAGAAGAATTGCCAGACTTAACCACACTATACAATCTAGCTAAAATTTGAAAGGATATACTATGACTTTAAACACAGAAAAATTAACTCAATTCGCTCAAGCCGTCGGTGCTGACGTAAAAGAAATCAAAACCACACTTGCTACCAAGGCTGACAAGTCCGAAATCGGCCAAGGCGGAATTACACAGCAACAATTAGACACGGCTATCCAAGGAGTCAAGACTGCAATCCTTGGCGAAGGTGTCTCAGAAGAATTAGACACTTTGAAAGAAATCGCAGAAAAAATCCAAGCGGGCGGAAGCTCAGATAGTGCGATTGTGTCTAAAATGACTGAACTAGGTCAGAAGTTTACTGATCTTGAAAATACTGATTTCGTACAGATTTATACCACAGCTAAAAGCACCCTCTAAGGAGGTAGCGAATGGATAAATTAAAAGAAGTATTCACGCAGATAGGTCGTGATATCGGAAGCATTCAAGAAGCGGGTTATCTAACAGAAAAGAAAGCTCGTAATATTTTCCCAACGAATTTCGCGGTAGACCGTCAGATATTAACTGCGACAAGCACGCTTGCAACTAAGGCCGAGTTGGAAGAACTCAAGCGTCCTGCTGAAAACGCTAATTTGACGGAAGAAAGAGCATACGAGTTATTTCCGACTTATGCGACATTACAAGCACAGATGACCACCAACATCAAAGAGAAGCACGTTGACTTAGGTCTGGACGCTTTGATCGATGATAAACTAAAAAACGGTGGCGATCCATTCGTCACACGCTCCAAACTACCAACGATCGACACAAGTCAACTTGCAAGTAAGAATGATCTGGAACAGCTAAAACGCTCAGTCGGATCTGGAACTGGCACAAGCACAGAATTAAAAGGCCAAGGCTTTCCGTACAATCTGAATGCTGACATCGGTACAATTTATACCGATACGACAGCAAAAAACGGGGCGGTGAAGTGGATCAAAAAAACCGCTGGAACTGGTTCTAACGCTTGGTCGGTCTTGTTTGGTGATGTCAAATTTAAACCAAGAAACATCAACTCAAATCAAACCAACGCATACGTGGAATTCAGACGTGTAAATTCCACGGTAGAGGTCGGCTTCGGTGGTCTATCGTGGGGTTGGTTTGGGATCGTGAGACGAGGTGCGCCCAGCTACGTTCCTCAAGGGTCAGACCGTGAACGAAATGTTGTAATCTTAAACGTCGGCGGTATACCCGTCGGTTTTCGTGCGACCAGCTCAAAACTGGGTATTATGACCAACGACAAGGGTAAACGCCTTGGCACTTTTTATTTAGGTGGGCCGGGTGACGGTAACCAGCTACGCTTACAATTCGATGATCCAGTACCTACTGATAGAGATATCGGAGACTTGCGATTTACTAATATGTCGTACACCACAGATGATCCGTGGCCAGAGACTTTATAAGACAACAACAGCGGTAGCATTTATGCTACCGTTTTTTTATTTTGCGCTGAAATTTGTGTTTATAACGGCAATTTTTCAGATTGTCTATTATAACGGCAACCAACCGACTACGTAATTGACTACGTTTTTATTTTTTTGAGCAATATCCGACCATACCCAAAATACAGTAAAAGCAACTAACCGCACTTAATGGATATCTAATGGTAATCGTTTTAAAATTTTGGTATACTTAAAGGTATGAATTTATTAGAAAGTAGGCTTCCTATGGAGAAATTACAAGCCCTGTTATCGGAACGGTTTCAGATCGTTTTTTCAGATAGCAGTTTATTAGATACAGCTTTTACACACACGTCTTATGCCAATGAGCACCGCCTCTTAAAAATTTCACATAACGAACGTTTGGAATTTTTAGGAGACGCTGTTCTTCAATTAGTTATTTCCGAATATTTGTATAAGGAACACCCAAACAGACCTGAGGGAGATTTGTCTAAATTCCGTTCCATGATTGTCCGTGAAGAAAGTCTGGCTGGTTTTTCTCGGGATTGCCAATTTGACCGTTATATTAAACTAGGCAAAGGCGAAGAAAAATCAGGCGGTCGGGACCGCGATACGATTCTTGGCGATTTGTTTGAAGCCTTTTTAGGTGCCTTGCTCTTAGATCAAGGTGTGGAAGCGGTCAAGCGCTTTGTCTATCAGGTTATGATTCCCAAGGTGGAAACGGGTCAATTTTCTCAAGTTATTGACTACAAGACCCGTTTGCAAGAACTGTTGCAGGTTCATGGGGATGTGGAGATCCAGTACCAAGTGGTCAGCGAGTCCGGCCCTGCTCATGCAAAGGAGTTTGAAGTGGAAGTGTTCGTGAACGGCAAAACCCTAGGGCACGGTCATGGTCGCTCCAAGAAATTAGCGGAACAGGAAGCAGCCCGCAATGCAGTTGAAACGAGGAACGATGGGCCATGTATCTAAAAGAGATTGAAATCCAAGGCTTTAAATCCTTTGCGGATAAGACAAAAGTCGTGTTTGACAAAGGAGTCACTGCTGTTGTAGGGCCTAATGGATCTGGAAAATCAAATATCACGGAGAGCTTGCGCTGGGCCTTAGGAGAATCCAGTGTCAAGAGTCTACGTGGGGGCAAGATGCCCGATGTCATCTTTGCAGGGACAGAATCGCGTAAACCGCTAAATTATGCTTGTGTAACGGTTGTCTTGGATAACCAGGATGGTTTTATCCAACAAGCGGGGAAAGAAATTCGGGTCGAACGCCATATTTATCGCTCGGGAGACAGCGAGTACAAGATCGATGGTAAGAAAGTACGTCTCAGAGATGTGCATGATTTGTTCATGGATACGGGATTGGGACGGGATTCCTTCTCTATTATCTCTCAAGGTCGGGTAGAGGAGATCTTTAACTCCAAACCGGAAGAACGCCGGGCAATCTTTGAAGAAGCTGCCGGTGTCTTGAAATTTAAGACGCGGCGTAAGGAAACGGAGACCAAACTCAACCAAACCCAGGAGAATTTGGACCGTCTGGAAGACATCCTCTATGAATTAGAAGGACAGATCCAACCTCTTGAAAAGCAAGCGACGGTTGCTCGCCGTTTCTTGGAATTAGATCAAGAACGCCAGGTTCTCTTACTGGACGTTTTGGTCGCTCAAGTAGATCTGACAAAGGATCTCTATGAAAAGGCTAACCAAGAAGAAAAAGCCATTCAAGAACAGTTGGCCTCTTATTACCAACGTCGTCAGATTTTAGAAGAAGATAACCTCCGTATTAAGAAAGCCCGCCATCAGTTGGATGCGAGCTTGGCTGAAGATCAGGCCAGTTTGCTAGAGGTCACTCGTTTGATTAGTGATTTAGAAAAGCAAATCGAAGTCGCTAAGTTGCAATCGAGTCAAGCAGCCCATAGTCGCAAGGAAAATCTAGAGCGACTGGATGCTGTTTTGGCCCGTCTGGAAGAAGCGAAAAAAGAGCTGGCTGAAAAACAAGAGACGCTAGCAACTCTTCAACAAAATCTGACAGAGAACCGTCAGCAACAAGAAGAGTTGGAAAAAGAATTAGCTAACTATGAAGAAGATCCGGAACAAGTCATTGAGCATCTACGTGAGCAGTATGTGGAGCTCTTACAGACAGAAGCTGAAAAATCTAATGAGCGGACTGCTATTGAGAGCCGGATCCAAGCACTCCTGCAAGAATCTAGCCATCGTCAAGAGGATTTG